GAGTTGCCCCTACTCCGGTTTTCGAGACCGGTCCAATCATCAAACGAAACATAAAATTAATTCACATTATGAGGAAAAGTATCTTTTTTGTACTATGTAAATTCAAAGACTTAGCCTCATTTCCCCGATGGTTTTCTCAACACTACTGGTTGTGAGCCCTTGCAATGTTCATTAATATACGTCTCACAAATAATTCATAGATATTGCAAAATGGATATTACTGAGTTTCCTTCTGGAGTAATTGAACACCTTGGCTGGTATGTATACCGATTGATTGATCCGAGGGACGGAAGCACCTTCTATGTAGGGAAAGGCAAAGGTAACCGCGTATTTGCCCATATGCGCGGTGAAGTGGCAGCGACTGATGATGACGAGTTACTGAGCAACAAGCTAAAGCAAATTAGAGAAATAAGGTTAGCAGGACTTGAGGTTATCCATGTCATCCATCGACACGGAATGACTGATGAAAAGACGGCGTACGAAGTCGAAGCAGCACTTATTGATGCCTACCCTGGGTTAACGAATATCATGAATGGTGCTGGCAGCAATGAATTCGGCGCCGCGCATGTCAAAGAGTTGATAGCAACATATCAACCCGAAACCATAACATTTCATCATAAAGCATTAATGATTTCCGTTAACAGAAGTGCAAAGGATTCAGAGCTTTATGATGCGGTTCGATTTAGCTGGCGCATTAATGTCTCTCGCGCCAGCCAAGCAGAAGTCATTCTTGCTACTGTAAGGGGGATCGTTCGAGGGGTTTTCATTGCTGATAAATGGCTCAAATCAACACGTGAAAATTTCCCTACGATGAAATACTGGGACGAGGATCCGGACTTTGAGGCAACACAAAGTTCTCGCTATGGTTTTGAAGGTCGAGAAGCCCCACCTGAAATAGCAAATCTTTATCTTGGAAAAAAAATACCAGATGAATTAAGAAAAAAAGGAGCTATGTCCCCGGTCCGTTACTCACCTAATTTTTGAGTCTTTAAGTGATAAGCATAAACCGCAGCACGATCTTCTTGCATACGACGTGCTACGGTTTCATTTATCTCCGACCGGAAACTTCTTATACAGTGTCGATATACCAACATCATAGATGATCGCCACCTTCTGGCGAGGAACGCCTGATGCAATTAATCGTCCGGCCTGCTCCCATTGTTCTGGTGTAAGTTTGGGACGACGTCCACCAATTCGTCCCTGTGCGCGAGCTGCTTCCAGTCCAGCTTTTGTTCGTTCAACAATCAGTTCACGCTCCATTTCAGCCAGGGCACCCATCACATGAAAGAAAAAGCGCCCCATTGGGGTACTGGTATCAATTGAATCCGTCAGACTACGAAAGTTGATGCCTCGTTCGCGCAACTCCTCCACCAGCACGACAAGATGCCGCATACTGCGCCCCAGTCGGTCCAGTTTCCAGACCACCAGCGTGTCACCTGCCGATAATGTCCTGAGCAGCTTTTTCAGTCCTGGTCTGTCGGACTTTGTACCGCTTATCTTGTCTTCAAAAATCAGCTCACATCCTGCACAGTTCAGCGCATTACGTTGTAGATCGGTATTCTGGTCATTTGTTGATACACGTATATAGCCAATAAGCATGTTAAATCCCCCTGGTAAAAGCAGGAATGATGCCATTTGCTTGTTATTTCTTCATTTTCATAAACGTTGGTTTGGGAGAAGGCTCTGCATTACCCGTAGGTGTGCCTGTTCCGTGGCCTTCAGTCACACCGCCAACAGGTTGGCTGAAATGCAACGGTGCAGCTTTTTCTGCCGAAGAGTATCCGGAACTGGCAAAAGTTTATCCGACAAATAAATTGCCAGATTTACGCGGCGAATTCATTCGTGGGTGGGATGATGGAAGAGGAATTGATTCAGGACGGACTCTCCTGTCTGCTCAGGACGGGAGCATTGAGGCACACGGCCATGATTACAATGGGGCCATCTATACTTCTAGCGGTCCTTCCTGGGCTAATACGACGGATGCGGGACACCGGGCATATTCGGGATTTACATCATCATATGGCGGGAGTGAAACCCGTCCACGAAATATTGCATTTAACTTTATCGTGAGGGCTGCATAATGGATAACGCCGTATTAAATAGCGAGCTTATTGCCACGAAGGCGGGGAATATTACCGTCTATAACTATGATGGTGAAACTCGGGAATATATTTCCACTTCAAATGAATATCTTGCCATTGGTGTCGGTATCCCTGCATATTCCTGTTTAGATGCCCCTGGCACACATAAGGCGGGTTATGCTATCTGCCGTTCGATGGATTTAAACTCATGGGAATATGTGCCAGACCATCGCGGTGAAATCGTTTATAGCACCGAAACAGGAGAATTGAAAGAAATCACAGGTCCGGGTGATTATCCTGAAAATACGACCACTATCGCCCCGTTAACGCCATACGATGAATGGGATGGTGAGAAATGGGTGACGGATACCGAGGCACAGCATAGCGCCGCAGTAGATGCAGCAGAAGCACAGCGCCAGTCGCTTATTGATGCTGCTATGGCTTCCATCAGTCTGATTCAACTGAAATTGCAGGCCGGACGGAAGTTGATGCAGGCAGAAACAACTCGCCTTAACGTTGTGCTGGATTATATCGACGCGGTGACGGCAACAGATACCAGCACCGCGCCGGATGTCATCTGGCCTGAACTGCCGGAGGCGTAGGCCATTCAATATCGGGGGCTGTTGAAGTATCAACACGCATCAGCAGCACACGGTATTTCTTCCATTGGGTGAGAGTTGAAGTTTCTTCATCAGTTGCAATGCCCGCATCAACAGCATCCTGACGCCAGGATATTTCACTGTCAGCTTTTGCACGAAATGTGGCTTTCATGTTTTCTGCATCTGATATTTTCTGTTCTGGTGAAAGCGGCGGCTCATCAACCCATGCAAGGGCCCCTGAAACCATTCCCAGCATTTTTCCTGTTGGCTTATTTCCCCCATTAAATCTGACAGCATCCTCATCGCTGATTTCAATACCATCCTGCGGCCATGTCCCCTCCTTGATATAACTTTCGTATAGCGCTGCGTTGTAGATTGCATTTTCGGAAGGGCTGTAAACACTTTTAACTTTATTCATTCTGTTATCTCCCTTTCGCTATATAGCAAAGATTAAACCCACCGCTACCTGACATACGGGCTGTAAAACCCGTTCTTGAAGTACCAGTTGAGTTAACTCCATAAGCAGGCATGGTTGTTGGAGAAAGCAGAGACTCCTGGATATCTGCCATTGTCAGTGTAATTGATTCGACCCGCGCGGGGAAAGGTAGCGGGAAAACAACATTCGTCCCTGTCTGTCCAACGGGGAAACCGAAAATACCCCATTGTGTAATTACCCCATCCGGCCCCTTACTCCATCCAGATTTAGGATTCGGCCAGTCTGCTGCTCCAGAGTGCCCCGTTGTAAAACTACTCATATCTGGTACTTGCCCGGTATCCGTTCCGACGTTCCTCGTTGCCGCTTCTCCCAAACCAAGGTTTTCGAGAGCCGTTTTCACCGTGCCATCCGATTTGATATCGCCAAACGGATTCTTGCGGCTTAACAGCAGCGCACGAAGCGCGGTAAGCAGCTGGTCGTGCCGCGCCTTCTCCAGACTGGCACCGGATGCCTCCACCACGCTACAAAGTTCTTCCTGCAACATGTCAAAGTAGTCATCATCCAGATCGGTGGCAGGTGTGCCGGTCTGGGGGTTACCACGGGTAAAACCGTTCTTACCCGCGCCGAACTTATCCTTCTGCGCGGTTTTCGTGTCTATACGATGCATGGATTACTCCGGATATTTAAAAATTACGTAGGTATGCGACGGGCAGAGTTTGTTAAGCACACACTCGACAACGGTGTCGCCCCAGATACGCAGCGCGGAATCACAGGGATCGCCACATGTCATCCAGGTGGTGTTTGTGGCGGCTGGCATGTTGACCTGCCAGTAATACCGCCATTCCGGCGCATTCACCGCGTCAGTACAGGCCGATGAGCAGGTGAACGTGCTTTTGTCGTATCGCGTGATGGTAGCGTCTGGTCTGCCCAGGGCAGCAAGCTGTGCAAGATAAAAATTCTCGTTGATGCCGCCCGCCAGGTTAACCTTCGCATCCAGCCGTTGCTGACGCTGGCGAAGGGTCTGCGTCCCTGCCGGAATACATTCATCCGGCAGACCGCACAGACGCTCCCAGCGGTTTATCAGTTCAGTGGTGGTGCGCGGATCCAGCTCCCGCATCAGGGCATCCGCACGCTGATGAACACGGGTTAATGACGGTGCCGCACCGGCAATCGCCGGATCGCTGGCTGACCACGCCGGACCGGGCGGCAACAGTGCCGATAACAGGCGGATGTAATCATCGTTTGTCACGTCCATGAAATCGTCCCCAGTACCGCCAGTTCGTTTTTCGCAATGGAGATATTGTCCACCGGTGCAAGCAACTGATGGCTGTATTCCCCGTTCGCACCGGAAATCGCCTCACTGATACGCGATACCTTGAGTTCTCCCTGCGGATAACCATCACGCAGCAGGAACGAACGCAACTCCGCGGTAATGGCAGCCCGTATTTCTGGTGTGTCCGGCGTCACGCGGATATGAAAATCCACCGTATGTGCCACCGGCCTGAACACATACAAATCAGAGCCTGCCACCGGGGCCAGTGGCTCGATATGTTGTCTTGCCGCCGTTTCCGTTGATTCTTCCGGAATGGGATTAATCAGGTCACTGCTGGCAATCATCACACCGACAGTTCCCGTTCCCATCCAGTGACGGTATGTCCATGCGCGGGTAATGCCGGGCACTTCTTTAGCCCAGACGACATAGTCCCCGTCAGCCCCGCCCTGCGGCGTCCAGTAATACCGCTCAATGACGCGGGCGCGCCACGTTTCCAGCTCTTCAGTATCAAATCCGCCTGTCAGGGTGTCAGCCACACCGGAAGACGGCAGACCATTCACCGGCGTGACCAGGATTAATGCCGTACCGTCGTCAGCGTTACCGACCGCGCCTGCATTTGAGCAGGCGATCGGCACGCGCAGGACACCACCGGAGCTGGTTGCATCGGCAGTTGCAGTATACTGAACCAGGTCATCGCGCTGAATAACACTCCCGGCGGTCACCTTCAGGCCATCGCTGACACCTTCCCAGCGCATATACCCGCTGGCAGCCGTGGCCCCCTTGCGCGGACACCGTTTCATCGCAGCATGTCGCGCCAGCCAGGACTCATCGCACAGGTCAGGCAGCATGTTCATTGCCAGATAATCGATGTACCCGTAAACCGTATGCAGCGCCGCCGCATACACCTTTGCCCGCACGTCTTCATCCATGCGCCGGAGCGTGTCGCTGACGTCCAGCCTGGCGAATAAATCGTTACGGAGCATACTGATATTTTCTGCCAGCGTCGGGCGCTGAAATTCACTGTCCGCCATGCGTTATCGCACTCCACAGATCATCAAAAGAAATCATTACCGGTCCGTCACGACGCCAGAGAGTGATACTGTTACCCAGTTCATTAATCCCGGTGCGGCGGATATCCAGATCAATACGGGACACCACGCCGTCATCAATCATCCATTGCAGGCATTCGCGGATATACCCCCTTACCGTCAGCACCAGCTGATTGGTCAGTTTGCTGCGCTGAAGCAGCCACAGCCGGGAGCCGTAACGGTCATTCTGTACCGCAGGCCAGGTATCCCCCCACCATCCCATCGGGACGTCGGCATTGTCATCAGGCTCCGCCCGCCGCCAGGTGAACAGGGAAATCACCACGGCGCGGGTCAGCGGATCCAGCGGTGCGCTGGCGCAGGTGCGTTTACCGTTCACCGTCAGCCACAGTTCCATCATGCCTCCATCGCTTTATCAGGTTTGTCGGTGTTACTGCCCTGACCGTTCTCTCTGTGACGATGCCCGTTATAGGCAAGCCGCATCGCTGACATGGTGGTGCCGCCGGAGTCGCACAGGTCTTTCACCTGTCCGGTCACTTCCAGGTCCATTTCAAAACGTGCTCTGGGCGCATTGCGAAACGTGATCGTTTTACCTGCACCGTCCACCACGATCCCCTCCCGGGTCAGCGTCACGGACTGCCCCTGATCGTCATAGACAGCCACCTCCCCCGTTTGCAGCCCTTTCAGGCGGTAGCGACGGTCCGACACCGTAACAACCACCGCATGAGAACGGTCGCCATCCGGAAACAACACCACCGCTTCCGCACCGCTGTTTGCCCTTGCGGTAAAACCGTAGGGTTCAAGATGTTCAACCCCGGCTTTGGGTTCACCGGCAATCAGGGACACATCCACGGTCTGACATTTCGTGGCGGCACTGATGCTTTTCACCACGGCCCGCCCAATCAGGCCGAGGAGTTGTCGCTGCATGGCTTCAATCGTCCTCATCAGAACGGTTCCTCCTGTACTCTGGCTTTTTTCTTTTTCCGCGCGCCGGGGGCTTCGGGTTCAGGCAGATAAGCATCAGGTGGGCCGACACGGATTTCCGTCAGGGTGCCGTTCTGGTCCTGAGTAAACGTGACTTCCGAGACAAGCAGTTCGGTATTGTCGAAACCACAGACCGGATCGAAGACAATCACCCGCTGGTTGGGCTGCCACAGCGTACCGTTATCCTGTCGCCAGCCCTGAACCACATAGGTGGTTTCATCCGTCCGCGCCGCCCGTTGTCGGGCTTCAAAGTCCGCACGGGCAATACAGCCTGCCCCCGTAGCCTGCCCTGTCTGCCTGATATACATCGGACGGTAACGGGCAATAAATGCGTCCTCTGTGCGGGCCCGCAGCGCGGTGGTGGTGGCCTCACCGAAATCATCGTCGTTTCCGGCACGCTGCCCCGCCACCTGGTAAACAGAAAACCGCTCCCGGATACTCTTCTCCGTATCGCAGGAAAGGATGTTTTCCCCGAGTACCAGCGCAGTATGTGCCCGCGTTGAGCCAATACCGCCAATCACCAGCCTGCCGTGCGGGTCGTCGTAAGCCAGTGCCTGCTGCTGACCGAGTATTTTGTTGATTACCTCAATCACCGTTTCACCGTGATCAGGCTGGACATCAGGAATAACACCCGACGGCGCACCGTTGTTCACCACCTCAATGCCGAAAGGCGCAGCAAGCACCTGCGCAATCTGTACCAGCGATCGTCCGTTAAACTGTGTCGGTTCGGCTGCACAGTCAATCAGGTCAGCGGTCAGACTGCGTCCGGCAATACCGGTGCTGACCGAACGGGCATCGTAACGAACGGGCGTCGCCTCCACCCAGCCGGTGATCACCAGCTCATCACCAATCAGCACCTCCACTTTTGAACCGTTTTTAATGCGCGGCTGAAGCGTGGTAATACCCTCATCTCCCGGCCACTGGCGGGTGATCTCCACACTGAAATCCCGCGCCAGCCGTTCAATACCGGCACCGATGCGCACCGATGTCCAGCCATTCCACTCCCGGCCATTTACCCGTAGCGTGACATTGTCGTTCATTGCACTGGCACCTTCAGAGGGATCACCGGCACAAAGCCGGGATGCGTAATGGCATTACGCCGGATAATGTCCGCGTCACGCGCCGCGTTATCAAACCAGGTCGCCGCCAGCACCAGCGCGGGTAAAACCTCATCCGGTGTGCGCTGAATGATCCGTGCAGACTGTTCAAGGCGCGTGTTGATATCCGCATTCAGATCTGCTTTCACCCGGCGCAGCGCCAGAAACAGCGCATCACTGGTTGTACGGGACAATTCCTTATCAATTGCCGTATTCAGTGTGTCGCGAATGTCAGTCAGTTCTTCCCACGTCGGCAGGTCAACCGTGTTTTTCACCGCCGGTGCATTGTTCAGTGCCGGATGCGTGACGGAAGGCCAGCCAGTGCTCTGCGCAGGTGTTGTTGCCTGCCCCACTGCGGAATTCTGCATCACCGCGGAAGTTGTTGGCGCAGGCAATCGGGTGACGGCATACGCCGCTTCGCTGATTGCGGTCGTACGAAGGGTGCTGGCAACCACGTTACGCTGCTGCGTCGCCGTGGCGGTGGTTTTACTGTCCGTTTTCCAGACGCCGCGCGGTTGCAGATCGCTGCCGAGGCTGACACCGGAAAGCGTTTTGATCATGGTGACCAGGTCGCTGGCGTTACCATAAAGGCGTTTCCCGGTACGCCACATTTTCTGCACCTGCTCAACGAAATTTTTGCCTGACGATGGCGGCGGCAGAAGTACCGAGATATCCCCCTGCAACAGCCTGGCGGCATCCGATACGGCAGAATCCACCACTTTCATCGCATCAGAAACATACCCCAGCATTATGCTGGCATTACCGATAACATCGTTCTGCACGAAATCCGCCACACCATCGATACTGAAACCGCTGAAGCTGTCACTGATGCAGTCATCCAGTGCAGAACAGGATGACATCAGCGTCTGCGCCGTCGCCGCACCTGATGTGGGGTAAGAGAGTTCTCCTGCTTCGACAAACTTCAGGTCAAAGCGGACAATACGCCCTTCATTTTTCGATGTGCTGACCCGAACTTCCCCGTCAACACAGACTTTCAGCTCACCATATGTCGGGTGGACCAGCGTGCCGGGACCGGGTTTATTCAGCGCGTCAATCAGGCGATCGCGCTGGTCAAAGCAGTCATCTCCCACCACATAAGCTGTGATGGACGGGCGGAAAGTGACTTTTCCCAGATCTTCGGTATAGGGCTTGTCGCGGTTCGGGTATTCATGTGTTTCCACACGGCGACCGGTTCCCGCACTTTCTTCTTCAACCTTAAACGGCACACCTCGAAATGACGCATCCTGAAGCCTGTCTTTCCACGTCATATACACTCCGAAAATAAAAAAGCCACCTATTAGAAGGTGGCCTTGTAATGAATTTTATTAATTAGCGAGTCAGAAACAACGAATCTTTATACTTTTGCTGTTGTTCATTTAAATACTTAGCTGTTTCATCGCTGGCAAATGGAAATATTACCGTATTTTTAGGCATGGTAATTTCTTTTTTGTCCAGCGTCAGAGTAAACATAGGAACATACTGAGCAGAGTAACGCACCGCAGAAACGAGCTCTAGTTTAGACTCTTCAATAACACTTAAATTATCCAGGCTAACTTTCTCTTCATCTTTTTTCTTTGACGCATTTAAAGTTTTTATTACTTTATTTAATTTCTCCTGAAAATCCTCCTTAAAGTTTTCAGGATTGCCGTCGACAACAAGAATCTGTTCACCCTGATTATCTGGAAAAATAATCTTTGCACTTATCAATTTATTTTCTTTATAAACATCACCAAGTTTTATGGCTCCTCCAGATAACTGAATAATATGTTCATCTTTAAAGGAGATGTTGCCAGAGATTATGAGAGATGAAAAAATAGCCGCTACTCCAAGAATTACACTTGCTGTGATATAGCCTTTCATTTTTCGCCTATTAACATTTTTCTAAATGTGCATTAATTCTATCACTCTATTTATGACTTACAACCAGCAATACATGTGAGGGGAATCCTGGCTACCAAAATCGGGTATAGCCAACATCGTGATTTATATCAATGCCACTGGAGCGTGTTTCCGTAACCCGCATACCTGGTGGCATATTTATAAATGATACCTTGATCTCACCATCAACTTTTGGCGCGGTAGCTTTATTAATCATGAAGGGATTCGAGCCTGTGGCATCGGAGGCGTTGTTTGCCTGAGCCGGATCCACCGCCGGATAAGGAGTGTATCCCCGTGCCGGTATTCCCGTCCCATAAGCATCATAAGCACCCGCGCCCCACTGCGCAGAGTTAATGGCATCGACCGTGTCACCGGAACTGTCGGTAAACCACTCAATAATTGGCTTCAGCTTGTCCCACATATCCTGAAACCACTTAACAACCGGTCCCCAGTTATTGATTACCATCCCCAGCGGCGACCAGGCAAAAACCTTCTTCAGAAGTTCCCAGCCAGCCTCAAAATAAGGACCAATGGTTTCCCAGAGCTTCTTGAAATAAGGTCCGACAACATCCCAATTAGTGATAATTAATCCCGCAGCCAGGGCTATCGCCGTCGCAATCATTCCAATCGGCGTCATCGACATGATCCTGCTGACAATACTGATGGCACCGCCAACGCCCATCAATCCCAGTTTCAGAATCGCAAGACCGGCAGCAAGCCCGACGACGCCGCGAATAACCCGGGGATTTTCATCCGCAAACTTCGTGAATTTCTCCCCCAACTCCCCCAGCCATTGCGTGATATTTTTGGCGTCACCAGAAAATGCGCCGCCAATAGCCGCAAGGCCGTTAGTTGCGGTCCCTGTCATTGCCTCCCACAGGTTGGACAGCGTACCAAGCTGTGCCTGAACACGTTTATTCAGGCTGGCCTGTTTATTCATCTTCTGCTGGATCTGATCGTAGCCATCCTTTCCTTTATCGATTAGTGCATTGACCACCTGAAGGGTTTCGGCATCATCACCAAATATTGCCTTAAGTACACCGGTTCGCTTAACGTCGGTCAGTTTTCGCAGCTTTGCCAGTTGCCTGAACATGTTATCAAGACCGCCAAAACTCCCTTTGCCATCAGTAAAATCGAGCTGTACCCCGAGTTTCTGGCGGGCCATGACTTTATTGACGTCCCTGATTTTCTTAACGCTTAATCCGGACTGGATAACTTTTCGCAGGGCATTACCTGCCGACTCCCCGTTCATCCCCATCTGATCCATCATGACGCTGATGGGGGCAAGGCTCTGTGCAGCCTGAAGACCGTCCTTGTTCACCATCTTCAGAACAGAACTGGTTTTAGTGAAGAAGGACAACATGTTGGTATCGTCAACGCCCAGATAAAACGCCTTCTGGATAGTGTCGAACAGCCCCATCATGTCTTCTGACGCCGTTCCGGTAGCATCCTGCATCTTTGCAGCAAACTCAGCAGCCGCTTCCGGTGTTTTTTTCAGTTGTACCGCAAGATAAGCTGTCGCTTTACCCACACCACCCAGAATGTTTTCTGCCGGGATCCCCTGACGCACCAGCATCTGCATCATGTTCTGGAAATCAGCCGTTGTACCGGGTAGCTGGTTACCCAGGCCAATAGCCAGTTTATTGATGTCCTGAAAGCTCTTTCCAACCTCGCCGTTCGCATCCATCATGGCGACTTTCAGCCCGGTGGCGGCGTTTTCCTGATCGGCATAAGATTTCAGGGAAAGCGTCAGACCCGCTGCCAGTCCGCCACCAAGCGCCAGCCCACCCTGTGACGCTTCTTCCGCCTGGCGTTTAAATCCCCGGATTTTCTTTTGCATTTTCGACAGCGCGGGAGAAAGCCTGTCGACACCGGTGATCAACGCCTTAAGCTCAAATTCCGCCATGTGCGCGTTTCTCCTGCTCTATCCTGTTTGCCTGACTGACCAGCAAGGGAATTTCACTGATCGGCATATTCAGCAATTCGAAGGGATTAATGCGCCAGTAGCTGGCGCAGTCAAAGAAGCGATCAGTGAGGTATTCAGCCGTCAGGCCTGGAGGAAAAAACCAGCCACAAGCCACGCCGCTGCATTCAGGTCTGCCGGAGACATCTGGTCGACAGAGCTTTGCGGCACTTTCGCCAGCCGCACAATGTATTTCGATACAACATGCGCCAGAAGTCTGACGGACTCATCCTGATTCATCTGGTAGGGATACCCCAGCTCGCGGACATCTTTCCCGGTGGGCTCATCAAACTCCAGTACGGAGAGTGTCTCGCCATGAGCGGTAATCGGTTTCTTTAACTCAAGCTCTTTCATTACTGGTAATCCCCTTCTTCACCGTGGAACTCAAGATCAACCGTGCCTTCTTCGGCATTATGGTTCGCTTCGCCGTGCAGCCAGGCTGACGACAATACATAGACCTGACCGTTCGCCAGCTCAGCAGTGATGGTCATCTCATCAGACGAGGTGATTTTGTTCACCGGAAAATTCTTCGGCACCTTGAAAGTCCCTTTGACATAAGGCGCACGGTGAGTTTCCTTGCGGTCCACTGAACCGTCCAGGCCGATGATGTCATCATTGACCGTCCTGTTCATGGGCACCTCAATGCCGCCGGTCAGCGATAGCTGTTGACCGTCAATTTTGAAATAACAGGTTCCCCCGATACGGGCCATTATGCAGACTCCTCTGAATACTGAAGACGGAACTGGTTAACCACGGCAAAGACACGCAACTGGTTAACATAGTCAGGCGGGAACAGCGTGTTCAGGCGGTTCGGATCGCTGGCATCACGCTCCACAACCAGGTACTGCTTAAACAGTTCGTAGTTTTCCACGATCCCCGCACGCTCAAGCTGACGGTAGGTTGCCAGCAGTTCCCCTTTGATCACCGCCGGTGTGACAATCGCCTGACCGGGACCAAAGCGGGTACCGTCGCTGGCAAGCTTGTGACGCCCGTACTTACTGGTAATGACGGATTTCAGTTTGCGCAGCACATACGCGCTGGTATGCAGCGTCTCGCTGTCGAGGTAGCTGTTATCCGCAACACCGTAAGCGTTTTTCCTGTACGTGGTGACATCACGCTGAATGCGCAGCACCCCGCTTTCGACATACGCCGTTGCCACGCCATGAGACAGCAGGGTCTGTTGTTCGGTCATCGTGAACCGTTTCCCCTTCGGCGCAGGCAGCATACCCACCAGCTCACCGGTCTGTGTGGGACGTGCCGGATCGTTGCGAATAAACACCGCTGCGCGGGCGGTACGGCTTGCCGCCAGCTCGTCGGCAGGCGTCTGGGTCTCTTTTTCGTATCCCGCCAGGGTAATATGCTGCTGGTTAAACTGGTCACCTGCGGTCACCAGTTCTGACAGCGTGCCGATCTTTGCCGTATACACATGACCATACAGCTGACGCGCATAGCTCCAGCGACCGCTGGTATCGTTCATCTCGGTCACCAGCGTGTTAACGGAGGCCGTGTCGTTGAACGGCAGGCCGATATAATCAAACGGCTCATCCGCCATTGCAGCCACCGCGCCGGTGAGAACCGGAGCACCCGTTCCGGCGGTACCCGTCGCCACGGCAATCTGTACGCCCGCTGGCAGCACTTCGCCCCCACCAAAGCCGTAGTAATTGAGGCTGACAGGAATTTCATTCCCGCAAAGCCCCTTATGACGCGCGGTCAGTGTGACCACGCCTGCCGATGATGAAGCCGTAAACGGCAGGGCCGGAACGGCATTGATGGCATCTTTGATACTGCTGGCAATCGTCGTGACGTTATCGCCGTTGGTCACCGGAGCCTGCACGCGGGTACGTCCCACATAGACATTCACCGTGCCGGTTTCGGTTGCCGCCCCGGTCACCGTCAGCGTAACCGTTGCCGCCGCGCCTGTGGATTCAGGAACGGCAATCACATACAGCTCACCAAACGGGTCGGTCTGGCGATAAGCCTCGACCATACGCGCCAGCTGACTTCCCGCACCACAAATCTGGCGTGCATAGTCTGCCGACGGCATCAGTACCAGACTGTTGGCAACAATCTCTGCACCGTTATTGGCATGACCAATCAGCAGCGATGCTCCGCTGTCCTGTGCAGTATTCGCCGCCGAGTTATCCATTTCCGCATAAAACAACGGAACCAGCGTATTCGACGGAATGGTGTTAAAGCTTATCGTCATCGGTATTCACCTTTTTATTCACGCGCCGGATATCACCCGCTGCTTCACGGCGCAGCCAGTAGTTGTTCTCGTCAACATTTCGCCCTTCGGCGGGCAAAAGGTCGCCGCGGGCAGGGTCAGGAACTGACCGCCCTTTAACAGGTTTCACAAACATGAAGATTCTCAGGAAGGAAGGGTTATTTCGGTGTGATGTTCGATATCGCCGTCAGGCCCGTTACCGGGATCGAGATAATCAACATCAATCGCCAGCGTTCGCAGTTCATCCAGACTGTTCAGGTCATCCTGCTGGCGGGTATCGTCTTCAGTCAGCTCGCTGATGACCGAAAAATCGAACTGATAAATCAGCTCATGACGATTCAGATCCAGCAGCGTGCCGCCGTCATAGGTAATCGGGTTACCGCACGCCTCCGGGTTCCAGCCCAGCAGAGCCTTAAAGAGCATCTGCCGGACATCGTCCACCACATCATACGAGGCAAACTGACCGCGCTCATCACGCCCGTTACTCAGTATGACAACCACGGAGAAACCCTCTTTCAGCTCCTGCCAGTAGTCGGTCTGGCTTTTGTTTTCTCCCGGAGAATCATCACCCGGTACAACATATGCCGCCGGGAGTTTCAGCTTTCCGACCTCCGGCAGATTTTTGAACTGGGCCGCGCCTGCAACCCGGTTTTCAAAATACGGACAGCGGGCACGCAGTGCAGCAATAACAGGCGTCAGTTTCATCTGTGTCGTCGCTCCGGCTTCAGTGATTTACGCAATTCCCGCGCCAGAAAATAGCGTGTCCAGCTGCGGTTCTTTTCAAGAGTTTCCACCATGAAGTTATTACGTGGAGCCAGTCGCCAGCCGCTGCCACCGGATGCACCACGATGATGACTACGACGACGTTTTGCTCCTCCCCGGACACCAAAAAACAGAAATGCCGGATAGAAGTCACCAGAGATCATCCGGTTCCCCTTCCCGTTGCGCTGGTTAGGGGCAATGCGTGTCATAAAACCGGCTCGCTTTTTACTGGCTCTCGGCACCATATAACCAATCGAACGAGCCAGGCGTCCGGTCTGATAACCGGGGTTTTCACCTGGTACCGACCGCGCACGGCGCATCACCAGCCGACGGGCATCACGCATATGACGCTGCCCAATCGTGACAAACGCCCGCCGGACACGGGCGCGGTTAAAGCGCATCTCGGCGGGCTGCTGAACATCAACGTGAAAAAAGGGAGTCGCCATTGCTGCCTCCGTGACTCTGCCTACATTCGCCCAGCTCCGTACACTCCAGCAGCAGAAAGCGCCGCGCCCCGTTCAGATCACGCTGACGTTTCACCCGGTACACACTGTCATCACAGACCACCTCATAATCAGCAGTGATCCCCCGGCGGTAACGAATGGTGATGTAATGGGTGATGGCGTCCCCGGTCTGCGCGGTTTCCTGCCAGGTGGTGGCACTGGTCTGGATAACCTTCGCCCATGTCCGGAACGTAACCGGGTATTGAGGCTCCACGCCAAAGTTATCCGCGGGCATATCCACCCGCTGGCGGATCAGGACGCGTTTATTCAGTTCACCGGGGTCCGGCAGAATGTAGGTTGCGCTGGTCTGCGCCTGACGAATTTTCATTGCGGAAAGTACCTGTACGGGCCGACAAGCCAGCCAAAACTCTGCGGCATGTCGAGTTTCTCCACTTCAGTAACCGACGAGCGGTTTTCGTAAAAATGGCTGATAAGCATCAGCATCCCCAGACGAATATCATCCGGCAGGTGCAGCCCGTCCGGATCGCTGTCCGGAATGGTTTCATCCGGTGCATAGAGCTTCCGGTTCAGATACGTTTCCGTCCGCTTTTGTGCCGCACAGGCCAGCAGTTGCAGATGGCGGTCATCAGTATCGAAATCCTCATCCAGCCGGAGTTGGGCTTTAATCTCTTCCATTGTCAGAAGCATACTCAGCCCTCTTTACTGGTCGTGGCTTTTTTCTCTTTTGCCGCTTTACTGCTTTTTGCACTGATTCCGCGCTCTGCTAACCCGGCCTGAAGTGCAATCTCCTGCACCCGGGCAGGAAGCGCCCCGTCGTCATACTCACCGGCCCGAATGACCTCAACACGCATACCGTCCGGTGACCATTTCAGATCTTGTTTCAGGATCATGATTCTTCACCCGTCAGAACAGGGGGCGCGGTTCCGCGCCCCTGAGTGATTACGCCGCTGCAATCTTCAGCAGTTTGATGGCCTGCGAATCGACCAGCATCCCGCCGGTGCGCTTGGTGGTATAAAAACCGACAAACGGTTTATTGGTGTACGGGTCACGCAGAATGCGGGTGCCGATACGGTCAACGATGGTGTAACCCCGTTTGAAGTTACCAAATGCAATGGCTTTCGCATCAGCGGCGATATCCGGCATCTGTTCGTTTTCAGCGATACCGTAACCCGCCAGAGAGGACGGCTGCCCCAGTTCCAGCCCCGGACGCCACAGATAGTTACCCTCGGTGTCTTTCAGCAGACGGATGGCAAACAGGCTGTTGTTGTTCATCATGAACTTCGCGCCAGTGCGGTGTGCCTTACGCAGCGTGTAAATCAGTTTGATAATGGCGTCTGCGGTCACCGCGGTCGCTTCGCCGGATACAATATGCTGAAGTTTGCCGAACGCCCGGACCTTGTCGGTTTCATCAGTGGATTCATACGCCAGGAACCCTTTCGGCTTCTTGGTGCCATCGCCTGAGGTAAAGGCAATTTCTTCCTGTTCGGCAAATTCGGTTGCCAGCTCGCTGTTAATCCAGGCCTCCACGTTGAAGAAGGCATCGTCCAGCATTTTCTGAGTAGCCTGCGGGTTGCCGTAGATTTCCCCCATGAGAGGTTCAATCAGCTCCAGTCTGGAGGTGGCAGTCTGGGATCGCGTATCCGTTTCCCCCACCCATCCGGAAGCCGTACCGCCCAGATTCACCAGTTTTTTGTAGTCGGAACCGCCAACGGTGATCACCGTGGCTTCCTGACGCATCACCACTTCATCTTTCAGCAGGTTAAGAATGTTGCGATCCAGTTCTTCCGGCACGGCGTAGCCACCGTCTTCATCGGTACCCACCTGCAATGCCTTACGCTCCAGATCGCGCAGACCGTCTTCACGGCCTTTACGTAGAAAGCCCACAAACGCCTCTTTATGCTCGGTGGCCAGTTTATTTTGCGCTCCACCTGCCGGACGTTTCAGCTCAAGCAGCTCTTTTTCAAGGTCGCTTTTGAGATTTTCCAGCTCGCTGAGTTTCCCGTTCAGGGTTTCCACCTGCCCGGCAAGCTTGCCTTTTTCCTGCTCAATCGCATCCACGCGCTTGTCGTTCTTTGCTTTGAAGTCGTCAAACTTCTGCTGCAGCTCCTGCGCGACCTGTTCGACATCTTTAATATCAACCGCCATCGTATTTCTCCTGATTAGAAGTTCAGATTTTTCAGTGCATTCAGTGCAGAGCCCACATCCTCAGCGTCGCGCAGGGACAGTGCGCCATAGCCCCCGGCCATGAATGCTTTGGCCTGGGTACGGGAGAGTCCGACATCACGCAGGACTCTTTCGATTTTTTTCTGTTCGGGGATTTCCCCGCGGGCCAGCGCGTTCTTGACGTCGCTGATCCGCGCCTCGTCGTTAGACGGAAACGTCACCAGACTGACTTCCCAGAGGTCGATTTCTTTCAACAGAAAGGCTTCTTTGCTCCGGTCGTATTCCCAGTCTTTCAGGACGTACCCAATAGAAAGGCCGGTTAACGAACCGGCCTTCATGTGTGCATGTGCGCGTTTTGCGAGGGGATCATCATCAATGAGCAACCGCCCCCTGACGTAAAGCCCGACATCGTCTTCCTTCATTTCGGTGTAAACACCGATGGGTTCATCCATGCGGTGCTGCCAGAGCAGCGCAGGTAACGCTTTTCTGTCACTCCACGCCCGCAGGGAAGCAGCAAATGCCCCGGACATCACCACATCATCGTGGCTGTCCTTTACACCAAAGACGGAGCCATACCCTTCAAACTCACCGGAGTCACTGACAGATTTCAGACTCAGCGGTACATCAAGACGTTGTTTCGTCTGCATTGGCGTTATCCTTCTGCTTACCGGCTTTACTGCCATCGGAGGGTTTCGTGGTCATGTTCATCGGTGTGAGATAGACATCCCCACCGGGACGCGGATTCATATCTTCCAGGTCGCGGCAGTCATTGGGAGAGTAAATTCCCCAGTTAATCCCGGTGGCGTAGGCTTCAAAACGGGACTTCATATCCCCGCGCAGTAACGCCCCGGCGTTAAATTTGGCGTAATAAACGCCCTGCTTACTTTTTCGTACCAGTCCGGTGTTGATCCGCTGCTCAATGCGGGTCAGATACGGCACCAGTGAATAGTTGATAAATCCGAGCCCCAGCTCTTCGATATTGTTGAAGGTGGCGCGATCGGTGTTCTGCACCATGTGCAATGGCACACGGAACAGACGACAAATTTCTTCAAGCTGAAACTTGCGGGTTTCCAGGAACTGGCTGTCCTCTGCGTTCAACGCCATCGACTTCCAGTCCAGCCCCATCTCAAGGATCATCGGGCGGTGAGCATTGCCAAGCCCGGTGTGACGCTCCTCAAAATCTTTCTTCAGGCGCTCATAAGCCTGATCCGACAGCGTCTGCTCTGTACGCAAAACACCCGACGTCACCGCGCCATTGCTGAACAGTCTGGCCCCGTGCTCTTCGGTCGCTGCCGCCAGCGATATTGCCTCGCGGGCATAGGCGATGGGATTCAGCCCCACCAGTCCGTCCAGCGTCAGCGTACGCACATGCCAGATATCCTCTTGGCTCAGTACATCCGTGGAGCCATCCGGGAATGTGACCTGATAGACCGGTTCCCAGCTACTGTTAAGCTTCGGTACCACACAGCCGGGATCGACGGGCAGCAGTTCAGCCACTTCGCCAAATGCTTTCACTTTGTAGGCGTAAAAGTTTCCCCTCAGGCACAGACAGGTGACCACCAGCTCCCAGAACTCCTGCGGCGTCATATAGCCATTGGGATGCGTGGAGATCAGTTTATGCAGACGTTCGCCGGTGGCTCTCTGCTTCAGGCTGCCGTTCAGGTGATACAGATTGCAGGGCAACATCCCGACCGACTCTGCCAGCACTCTGACGCAGGAAAAAACCGCCGTCAGTCGCATAGCCCGCTGACTGCTGATCTGCTTTCCGGTATAGGTGTCATACGACAGCCCGATGGCATCCGCCAGCTCTGCTGGCGTGGTCACCGGTGCGTCACTTTTTCGTTGAAATAATCCCGAAAAGAACACTATTTACCTCCGCCGACAGACGACTGTGTACGGTCGAGATATCGCGCCACCAGCCACGACCAGAACAGGCACAGCGCCCCGGCAACAACAAAACCCGCCGGGGGATAAATCAGCCAGGCACCATACGCCAGCAAAAGCGCACCCAGCACGCCCACCAGAGGCGCGAGAATCAGCATGATCATAATTACCTCAGTTAAAGCGAGCGGATCCCGTAGGACTCAATGTGATCAGACAGCGTGTCTTCTTTCTCGTACAGCATGGTTCTGCCAACCGCCATAATCAGCGCAACTGCACCATCGATTTTGTTTTCCGCCTGCTCCTTGACGGGCTTCACCACATCATCGTTACCCGGAATGGTTTTGCCGACCACGTTGCCGATACACCAGGTCATGATGGGATTGCCGTCATGATGAAAGCGCCCCGATTCAATCGCCGCTTCCAGCTCTTTCATCGGATCGGACATGTTGGTGTAGTTCTGAATGATGGTGACGGGGTTCAGGTCTTCATCAGCAAGGTCATGTGACAGCCCGGTCGCCCCGAAGGGGTCGATGGGTGACTCACTGACCGGGCTGATTTTGTTCGCCGCTTTGGCCTCTTCGAGGATGTAGCGATAATCCACCTCCGCACCATCGGTAACGGTCAGAACGCCCATTTCCACCCATTTCTGAAAGCGTTCGGCTGTCCGGCGATCTTCATTTTTCTCGACGCTGTACACCGTGTCATACGGTACCCAGAAACGCGGGGCCACACTGTAGTAATGCGTTTTACCGTCAATCTCGCGGGTATAAAGTCGCGCCATGCTGTTCATATCCAGCTTACGCGCCAGGTCAAAGGCCAGAATGCACGGCTGCCCCTCGAACTGCTCAAGGGTCAGTGATTTATCCTCGCAGCTCTGCCAGCTCACCAGGTTGAAATACGCCGAACGCGCCGACACCCAGATATTGAGGTGTTTTGTTTTAAAGACGTTTGCCAGACGGGCGTTATTTTTCGCACGCTGCTGCTGACTTAACAAAAATTCGCGATAAACCGACACGCCAATATTTGGATTGGCTTTTTCCAGCACCTGCGGGTCGGTCCAGTCGTCACCTTCATCAACGGTATAGATGATCCCGAACAGTTCATCGTTTGGCACCGAGCCGTTGAGCATCTCGATGACTTCCCGCCGTTTGTCGTAGCACGGCCCCTCAATGTTGTACCCGGCGGTGGTAATGGCCCACATCAGTGGCTGGCGTCGCGCCCCCATCCCGGTAAGCATCGTGGTGTAAAGCGCATCTGTGGCGTGCTCGTGATATTCATCCACCACGGCACAGTGGGGTGATGAACCATCACCGGGGTTACCGATCAGCGGTTCAAACCGCGCACCATCCTCCGGACGGTTCATGTTTGAGGCGTTAACCTCAATCCCGAACGCTTCCGTCAGCATGGGTGTGCGTTTACACATCAGTCGTGCCGGACGAAAGACTTCCCACGCCTGTTTCTCCGTCGTGGCACCGGAATACACTTCCGCGCCGAACTCGTTATCACAGGCAAAACAATACAGGGCAACACCGGCAGAGATTGCCGATTTGCCGTTCTTACGGGGAATTTCGGTATACACCTCCCGGAAGCGGCGCAACCGGGTGCCTTTATTGACCCAGCCAAACGCACAGCAGATCACAAATAGCTGCCACGGCTCCAGCGTGATGGGCATCCGTTTAAATGCCCACTCACCCTTGGTGTGCGGCAACAGCTGAATAAATTTGGCGGCCCGTTCAGCCAGGTCCTTGTCGAAGCGGTAACGAAACGACTTACTTTTTTCCGCCATCAGGTCATCAAGATGGCGCTGGCAGGCCTGAATCACAAACTGGCAGGCAATAATCTTTCCGCGCACGACATCCCGGGCATACTGATTTGCAGCATTTACGTTGGGGTAAGATTTCCGGCTCATGATTCGATAATTTTCAGAAACGGGTTAGTGGCTTTCTTCTTCCCCGCCAGGCCAATCAGACGCTGGCGGCTGCTGGGGTCGAGTCCGAGCATTGCCCCCGTACTGCTCATCTCGGACTCCTGTTCTTTTTTGGCGGTCAGCTCCGGATTTTTGACCATACCGCCCATTGCACCGGTGATGGTGTTGCCCTGTCTGGCAATATTTTTCACGGCACGTCGCCAGAACTCGTAGGCCACGCACCACCGTTCAAGCACCGCGAGGTCAGTCACGCACAGCAGGCCCTGACCGCAGAGTTCTTTGGTTGTCAGTTGCCACATGATCGTGGCGAGAGGGAGATCTTCTTCAGCGAACCACTCCGGTGGCTCAACACCTTTGATGGGCGTAAAAACAGGTTCATCTTTATTCAGGGCTCGCTTGCCGGGGTTTCCGGCCAGCGCCTTGCGCGCCGTTGGCTTGGGGCGACGCCCGGAACGCCCCGCCGTTCCAGCCATATGCGGCACTCCTGGTTAAATTTCATTTTTCGCGGGTATAAAAAAACGATGGGGCGGGCAGTCCGGAAGACGTCAGGCCGCAGGGATTTGACCCGCCCCTCCCCTCAGGCAGTTGAGAATCATTATCACTTCAACCGTTCACGGGCCGTCTTCGCCTTATGACACGGCCAGCACAGACTCTGCAGATTACAGTCGGCATCAGTGCCGCCATGCGCTTTAGGGATGATGTGGTCAACAGTTTTCGCCTCACGCACCACACCAGCACGCAGACATAGCTGACACAGGCCTTTGTCACGCTTCAGGACACGCACGCGGATAACATCCCACTTCGAACCATAACCGCGCTGATGACGAGATTGTCCTGGCTTGTATTGCTTCCAGCCTTCGCTTTTATGGCTTTCGCAATAGCCTGACGGGTCAGTAGTGGTATTGCGGCAACCGCGAACGCGGCAGGCTTTTGGTGTTCGTGGCGGCATATCTACTCCAATGAAAAAGCCACCGGTTGATAACCGATGGCTTTGATTGTTCTTACCTGTTTTGAAGAATCTCCCGCTTTCTCACAATACATTCCGTCGTTTCTCTATAGCTGCACACGTGCTCCCGTGAACATTGGTATGTGTGCAATTCGCCGATGGCATCACCGATACCAGTCAGCACATCTTTTTCATGCAGAATGGTCACCTGCAGACGGTTGGTTGGGCAGATAATGTTTGAATAGTTCATTTTGGTGTCTCCTTTGCTTTCGAGACACCAAAATCCCATCACGACACGTTTACCGCCACAAACATTATTGCAGGCACCCATTGAATACCTGCGGGACTGATAAACACAGCCTCCTCCATACGTAGTGAAACCATTTTCATATCTCCAGTAATGAATTCTTTGAAGAGTCGCAATCAATACGACTCACTAATGGGGAGGCATGTCCAACGCGTTGGACGAGTTGCCTACTTGATTTAGGTGACACTTTAGAAGGACAGAATGCCTTCCTCACTCAAATAACATCAATTAAGGAGGTTCAACATGCTTCGTTCCAAAAGTCAGTTGACTGTAATTATTACTACGTCACCTTATGCCGAAGACCTTTTCCGCTTCACTTTGAGCCTGATTCACTTCTACCTGACCGGCTCGCCTCTATCCTTCTGATCCCCGCTTTATCCAGATTGCACTGCCCTAGCGCCGACAACAGACTGACATTCAAATCTAGGCTACCCGCATAAGTCAGCGGTTCAGAAATGGCTGGTTGCGGGGTTTCAGCGGTCAGACTCGCCGGTAACGGTATAGCCGGAACTGGCACGTAAACTGTCCGCGAACTTTCGCAACCGGTCAGCAGCGGCAGCAGGCACAGGGCGTACAGCACAATCATCATCCGCAACAGCCACTTTGATATCAGCCTGGGTTCTCTGTGACTCCAGTGCGATCTGCTGTTTTGCATGCTGGTTAGCCTCCAGAACTGTATTGACGATTTGCAGTGATTGCAGGACGTTATTGGTAATAGCGGTTGCCGATTCGGCATTTTGTACAGCCTCATCAGCACGTTTCTTTTCGCGCTGGTATTTGCTGTGGTAGTGGTTAGCTGACCAGACGAGAGAACCGAATAAAGTCAGGAGGAAAGCAGAAATAACCAGCTTATAGCGAAGTTTCATTAACCACCCCGCCAGCTTCTTTGAATTTGGCAATCAGACTATCGATCTTGTGTTCATACTGACCGTAGCCAGCACCGGGCAATGAAGCCCAAATATTGCTGCAACGATCAATAGCCTGACGAATATCACCCCGATCAATCAGCGGCAGCGCGCCGCGTTCTTTAATCTGCTGTAACGCCACCGCATCCTGGCTTTTCGGGGAGAAATCTTTCAGTCCAAGCTGTTTACGGTAGGCGTCCCACCATTTCGACAGCAGTTGATAACGCCCGGCGGCGGTGGATTTCAGTTTCGGGTTAAGCGTAACCAGCTTACGTGGATGATCGGAGTAATCAGTAAGCAGTTCGCCACCAACGATAACGTCATAACCATGATTTCTGGTCTTCTGCCATCCGTTATCAGTTCCTTCTGACCACGCCAACATATCGAGAAAAGCTTTACGCTGGGAATTTAGTACCTGCATAAATTACTCCTTCGAGCTACCAAATTTGTTGCCGATTACTCTCATTGCAGCACCACGAATAGCATCGACGCCGATCAGCCCAACGCCGCCACCAATGGCAACAGAAAGTGATTTAGGCCATCCGACATACTCAAGCGCGGATGCAAAGGTCAGCGTCAGAGCGCCACAGAGCAAAATCTCGAGCGTTTTTCTCTTCCAGCCACCACCACCGCCAAAATAGGCAATGCGCAAGCCAGCCATAACGATCGACATAATCACTGCGCCCAGCGGTGTGTCTCCACGCCACCAGCTCTGGACCAACTCCAGCCAAGTATTTGGGTTATGAGGCATTTGTAGTTATCTCTCACCTCGCTGATACAGCAGGTGCAAATTGAGGAAACATCATGTACCGCAAATCAGAAGCGGAAACGTCAAAGAAGCCGAGCCAATGGATAACTGCGGGATAGACTAGGCCCAACGAATCCCCAGGCCCAGAAACGACAAAACCCGCTCGACGGCGGGTTTAAGCTGTGTGGCGAAGTAACCACTCTTAACACAATACAATACTTTTTGCGTACGCGTTAGTGTTTTGATAGAATTTTCAGCCACATAAAAATTCATTCTTATAATTCGGGATATATAATGGATATAACTTGTTTAGAATGTGGCAATGTTCTTGACGACCCAACTGTAGCTTGCGATAAATGCGGTGCCACGCCTCATGTTGTAGTGCTGGGCAAACAATCGTACTTTCCTATTGGTGCTGTAACAGCAAATCTTGAAAAAAATGATTCAAGAGCATTTGATTATCGATTAGGTGAAGTTTGGGATCTAAAAAATGAAGTCACATCTGAATTCATAACCAGAATTGAGAAAAAATTTAGCCGAAAAAACAAATTTCATAACTTCCTAGACTCAGATCACAACCCTTCATCCATTCCTACGATCCTAAAAAAATACATTAATAAAAATAATGAATTCATTGATTTATCTAGAGCTATAATAGAGAAGCTTAAACATAATGCTAATAACGAATCGAGAGTTGCCCAACTTCAGGGGGGGAGCGTTGTTTTCATCCACTATAAGTCTACCGAACCAGAGGATTTGGGGAAACTTCTAATCGTAATGGTTGATAAACAAAGCGCCTATGACTTTGATTCGGATAAGTTGACCCCAACAAGATTAAATCCAATTAATACCGATGCCTTACGGCAGGCTGCGATGTTCGATTTAACTTTATTCGAAGCCAGTTATCCAGAAAACAAGGGTGACTCATATGTACATTTCTTGCAAGGTAAATCTAAAAGCGATTTTTTCAAAGACTCATTAGGTTGCCGACATGATTCGGACAATAAAAGAAGCATTCAGCAATTATTCAGTGCTATAGATATTTTTGCTAGTAAAAACTCACTCGGTCGTGTACTGCGTGATACTATTGACAATGAAGTTAAATCCTTACTGGAAAAAAAATCAAAAGATAAACACGGAAATAAGTCCGTTAAGATAGAGGATATTTCAAAAATAATTGACTCATGCCTGACTGATTCACACAAATGTAAGGGAACGTTTGTCGATTTTGTTAATCTTAATGGTTTCCAGATTGACCCTCAATTTGAACCAACTCCTAAAGCAGCTGAAAGCGCGCTTACAATTGAAGTGGCAGATAACGACAATAATTTTAAGTTGAAAATAATGCGTGGAGCTATTGGAGACGAAAAGTCAAATAAGCCTGTAATTCTCACTGACAACAAATGCGAAATTGTGATAAAATTGAGTCAGGCAAATTATGATGAACTCAAAAGATATAGAGACAGCTAATAATGACAATTGCTGATGACTTATCAAGATTAGCGCAGATTATTAACGGAGCCTCAAGCAGAGTTGAGGGCTACTACACTGTCATAAGTCTTGAAGAAAGCATTGTTATTGTAAATAGTTCTGAAATAATTAGACTGTTACAATCTATAGGTTATAAAAAGGCAACAACCTGCATCGAAAATAATGAAATTTGGCTAGATCGCCAAGCTTCATCTTGGGATGACGCTATAATTTATGAGAATGTTGAGTCTTTTTGGTCTAGAGTAAACACCCAAAACGCTCTTCCGAAAAATTATATCATCGGAACGCCGTTAATACTCCCTACTTCTAAGAATGAAAGCATCGAAAAAATCCATATTTTCTTTATGTGGAAAGATATCCTTTCATTAATTGCTGATCATCATAACAGTGACTGCTCTGTCTTATTTTTCACCAATGAAGACAAAAGTTATACAGTCGAACTCACGCATTTTTTACAATATAGCGAGATTAATCGCTTATCGAACTCGTCTCTTAAATATGAAATTATAAAGGAGCTTCTCGACACAATAAAAATCAATGATTTACACAAAAGCGAGCGCAAGCTCGTTATACGCTCAGCCATAAACGAAGTATTTAAAGCAAATGGTACGTTCAATTTCTTTGACTTGCTTAACTCTACTGAACTCGTCAGGAAAAAATATGATGAACTATATGAGATTTACACAAAGAGGTTTTCTGTAAATAAAATTCTTAACGAACTCGATGAGAAAAATCTTGAGTTCACGAGTAAAATTAACGAATTCATATCATCTAATCAGACAAAAGCATTGACTATTCCCGGTGCATTAATAGCAGCTGGTGGCTTAGTGAAGGCTAATGAAACAACCGAAGCAATATTGATTATCGCAGGACTTTGGATGATAAAAAAAGTCAATTACATTTCTATTGAGATATTCAATGAAACATTCGACAACTTACGTTCTCGAGTGGAGTCCGCTTTCGATAAGTATTTAAAGTTTGAAGAAAATAAAGAAATCAAAGATAATGCAGATAGTATTAAGAGTAGCATTACAGGTTTGATTGATAAAGCTAAAAAAAGGATGAGAACTGTTAAATATCTCGCATCAGCCATGTTTTATGGAGGCCTTATTTACGTTGGATATAAACAGTTCCCAGTCTTTTTTGAAAAATCGGCAGTAAATCTATTTTATTTTTTATGCCATACTATAAGCTAACATTGCTAAACAGCCGTCAACAAACCCCATTGCAGTTTGCAGTTCCTTCCTAATTGTGCCATCAGAGCATTTTCTCTTCTTCGCAATAGTGCGTAATGAGATACCGATAACAAAGTGGGCGATGATGAGCTCATATTCCTCTGGTTTATACCTTCTCAACCGAGCCACACAACTGTCTATCATGATGCCTTCGTCATCATCACACTGAATCCGTGACTTTTTGCCATGAGGTAAAAGTCCCTTGAAACCAGCCGCTATCGGCTGCCAGTCCACTCCGCTATTGTCTGAAGCAGCCCAAGCTCCCCAACGATCCATTACTTCATACATATCACGCATCAACTTTCTCCACAAAATCAGGCCAGCACACCAATTGCCAGCGCACGATCGATAAAACGAAATATCAACTCCAGCTGGGAGCCATACTTCTCTTCAAATGCC